ATACCAAAGATTGGAGCGGTAGAGTTCTGATAGTTAATAGGTGAAAAAACAACAGTATCCCAGTAACTACAAATATAGAAACAACCGCCTAAAAAGAAACCATCAATGATGGGACCACGAACGGGAATCTCTTGTTCATTGGCCACGTTATTTAGGGTTGGGTTCCAAGTGTTGGGTACTGTCGTGTTAGCAAACGCCCTAGACCATCGCACAGTAGTTGGGTAATTAAAAGTAAACCCAGAAGAGTAAGTCTTGGTTAGATTGCCTGCAATTAAGATATTTCCAACATTAGGAGAACAATAGTTTCTGACAAACCCAGCAGTAACCGAAGTTACCGCAGGTGACAATACGCTTTCATAGTTCCAAACGTAGTTATCAGGAGAATTGTCGTAAATAGCGATCTCAGTCTGAGGGGAACCAGAAGCGTAATAATTACCAAAATACATGGGAGGACGTAGGCCATCATTAATAATGAAAACCTGACCAACCCAAGAAGAGGTGATTACAGTGTCATCTGTATAACCAGATAAAGCAACGTTGGGATTTGCTCCAACGCCTGGGGTAATGTTGGATATTCCAGAAGCGGTGACCATGTACCACTTGCCTTCACGGGTAGCAACAATGTTGACCCATAAAGATTGAGTTCTGTACCCAGCATCGATAAAAATAACGTGGCCTGGGATGGTTGACAGAATATATTGTTCGCCAGCAATCTTCTTAATTCCACGAACGTCAGTTTCTACGTTAGCCCCAGAGTTGTATTCGTTGGGAGCCAAAGCGTTACTCGGAACATCGGGCACAAAGCTCATGTTCGAGAATGGACTGCGAAGTGGGATGTATTCGCTCATGGTGTTAACTTAAAGTTATATAAGGGTTGATTTTAATTTAGTTCTTGAATAATTCCAATGCTTTTATTACGTCCTTTGGGTCAACAAATGCTTCTGCAATGTATTCTTGTTCTTCCCACCATATGAATTGATGGGGAGTTAGAAATTCTCTGCTTTTTAGTAAGTTAACGTTTTCTGGATGTCCGAATATATTGGGATCGGATCTGGAGAACAGAACTATGCCTTTCTTGCCTTCAGACCACGCTAGGTGCTGAAAAAAAGAGTCACATGCTATCCAAGTACGGCATTCCTTTAAAATGGCTCTAAGCTCGTCAAAACTTAAGTTTGTTCTGAAGTCTTCAGTAAGTTGCTTTTCACCTTCCAATCCTATTTGAATAATAGGTTCTTGGATTTGCTTAATGACCTCATTCCAATAAGGATAGTTCTTGGGGTTTTCTTTACCGCTTCTCAATGCTTTGGAATATGGAGAAATAATAATCATAAGTACATTTTCCTGAATGCGTTTTCCAATGAGTCAGTCCATCCCCATTGAGACATTTTCAAATAGATATTCCATTGATCAATACTGCCAAATCCTCTTTCAGCATGGGCTATTGAATAGCCTGGCACGATGTCAGGGTAGCAAGAGAATATTAAAGGGTTCTTTATTTCGGGAAGTATCTTTGAAAAAACAATATGATCACCAAGCCCACAATTAAGAACCACAATCGTATGGTCCTTGTACTGCATGAAATTTTGGAAGATCTGTTCGTCATGCAAATAAAGCGATTCATCCTTTTCGCTTCTAATACCGCCTTCAGGATTCTTTAAATGCCAAGTAATAGTATCTGGAATTACATACAACTTATATCCATTTTGGTATAAGCCGTAGCTGAATAAAGTTTCTTCTCGATGAGCTACTTTAGATAAACCAATGTTGTAATCGTATATACCTGCGCGGTATACAAAAGAACAATGAAGATGCTCGACTTCTTTTGTTTTCTGAATGTAGTTCCACTGGATATTGGGTTCTTTAGCAATATTGATTATTTTGCCAGTAGAAGGGTGGATTTGTTTGGATAGGGGTGGGGTAAGAATAGATCCACCAACTGCTCCAGCATCCTTTTGTATAGCAAAGCTTAACAGGTTCCTAAGAACGTTAGGCTCAGGAATGCAGTCATCGTCTACCCTCCAAACCCACTTGTAGCCCATTATGTTGGCAGTTTGGTGATTCCAATGAGTTCCCTTTTTCTGAGCGAATACCCATTCCCATGCGATATTCTTCAAGTTCATCATTTCAAACAGATTCTTATAAATCAGTTCTTCTCTGACATCCCGTGGCTCATCGTTGTCATCAAAGATAATGACTTTATCGGGTTTTTTGGTTTGATTAATGATTGCACTAAGTGCTAAAGGTAGGGTTGAATCGTATCGGCCCCTAGTACCGATTGAGCAAAGTACACTATTCATTTCTTATCCATATTTCTTCATAAACAGGCAAATCTCTTACATCAATGGCCATGCCAAATTGATCTAAGCTCCAAGCTTTCAATTGATTCTGACGAATTGGTTTGAAACCAAAGGAGTATAAGGCTTTGTGAATATGCCAAAAGCCTTTGTATTCAGGATGCAATTCTGCATGGATTTCAATTGCAATGGCATCTATTCTGGCCATGTCTTTGGAATCGGCATTGAGCAAGACATCGTATTCACCGCCCTCACAGTCTATTTTTAGAAAGATGTGGTTACTATTGAGGAGTTCTAATATTTTGCCTAAAGTAATAGTCTCTACTGATTCTTTTTTTTCACCAGTGGTATATAGACTATTGTGGCCAGACTTTTCTTGTAGTCCTATTTCTTTTAAATCCCCATCAACTGACGATGCAATGTATTGCAAAGACATGATGTTATTAAAACCCGATCTTTGTATATTGTTTCTTAGTAAAGAAATCGTACTAGATACAGGTTCTACGGCAATGACTTTTCTAGCTCCAAGATAAGATGAGAATATAGAGAACATCCCCATATTTGCACCAATGTCTATAAAGTCACGATTGGCGCATATTTCAGGCGTAAGTCCATAACAGTTTGTTAGTATGACCTCGGTAAATAATTCTGCTGCTTCCTCGTTTATTTCACTTAACCAATTCAATTCATTTTTCATGCTATTCCCGTTTAAATAATCAATTTACTAAGTCCCATGCTTTAGTGGATTCGTTCCATGTGTAACGCTTGGGTACGTCTGGTGTTCCTACATCAGTTGGATAAGGAATTGGTGAATCCCACAAACAAGTGGATTCATTTAGCACCCAAGATGCAAATGGCTTGGGAGGAATAAAAGCATCTCTGCCAGCGTCATAGGTGTATCCAAGGCCAGCGTAATTCTTACGAAATGGAGTGCCACCCAATGTGTGAACACCTCCAGTTGTGTTGTAACTGGTTTGTTTGTATACATCACCAGTTCGAGCAGACAGTTCAGCTTCTTTGCCATTGTCCTCGTCTCGCCCTACTGTGACAAATATCACTACGTTGTTTTCATCTAATTTTGCAAAGTGTGCGATGATATATTCTCCTTAACTGAATGTCACAGTTTCTGACGTTGTTGATGTTGCTGTAATTGTATAAACTTTATTTGCACCAACTGTTGCGGATGTTTGTGTAACACCGCCCGAAAAAGTTGCGGTTCTAGCACTAGGTATAGAAATAATAATTATTCCTGATCCACCACTTCCAGAAGAACTAGAGGTAAAAGCAGCACCTCCACCACCAGAACCTGTAAGTGCTGTACCATTACCAGCAGAACCGCCTGTCGTGCCAGCACCTCCAATGCTTGAACCTCCTGCACCAGCAGTACCTGATAAAGCTCCACCTCCACCACCACCTGCATAGGTAACGCTTGATCCAGTTATGCTACTTGATGACCCAGCACCACCATCTCCTGATGCACTTCCTATGGCATTTCCTCCAACTGCTCCAGCTCCACCACCGCCACCAGACAAATATGGTGTAGTTCCGTTTCTGCCTGAGCCACCTGCATTTCCTTGCCCTGATGGCGATGCTGAACCACCAGTACATAATGTTGAATCACTAGCACCGCCTCCTCCTCCAGAGCCACCAGATGTGCCATTACTTCCAGTTGAGCCGCTGACAGCGTAAGTACCGCCTCCACCCCCACCTGAAGCAATTACATAAGCTAAAACAGAATTTGAACCTGATGCTCCGTTTACTCCTGGTACCGTTTGAGCCGTTCCCGCACCACCAGCACCAACAGTAATTCTATAAGCAGTAGAAAAAGAAACTGCTAATGTGTTATTTATAAAACCACCTGCGCCACCTCCACCACCAATACTGTTTCCACCTGCTGCACCGCCAGCAACCACCAAGTAGGAAGCTGGAAAAGATTTCTTAGCACCAGAAAAAAAGAAGTTGAGTGCCCCAAACATATTATGCAAACGCCTGTGCGTAAGTGCCATACCAAACAGAGTTAATACATACAAATGAAAGTATGTCTAAGCCTGTTGAGGCAGTTGTTGTGATTGTGGGTGCAGTGCCACTAGGCCACTTAACTCCAGTAAACGTAGCAGTCCTTGAACCTGTGCCATCTTGAATTAACTTCAAAATAAACGAAGTTCCACTTGTTGCAGTTGGCATGGTGAACGTACAGTTACCAGTCAATGTGTAACTAAGAACAGTTCCTGAAGACAGAGACAAAGTAACTGCTGTGCTGGAATTGGCAATAGCAGGTGCTGTCTCTGTGTATCCAGTGATCACTGGTGTGGTAATGCTTGGAGTGGTCTGCAATACCACTGCACCAGAGCCTGTGGTGGATCCTAGTGTTCCAGAATAACCGCTATATCCTGAAATTCCAGAATAACCACTGTATCCAGAAATTCCTGATCCAGAATATCCACTATAA